TCAAAATCTCCATTAGATATGTTTAAAATATCTACTCCTGCAGGAACAATAACTGCATAAGGTCTTGATGCTCTAATTTTAATTGTTGCAATATTATAATAAGTATTTGCTGTAGGTAAATTTACACCTGCACTAACAGTTCCTGTTCCAATCATTTCTTCTAATCCTTGCGGAGAATACCCACCTTCAGAAATACAAGAAGAACATATTTGTTGTAATGTATAAGTACCCGCTGTTAATGTTCCAGCTCTTTCAATCTCATAACGAATTGGAAGATTGGCTGTTTGCATATAAACAGTTGTTAAATTGTTAGCATTATTAAAAGTATGTGCTGTAATTAATTGACCATTAATAACAAATCCAACTCTAACAGATCCAACACCTAACCATTCAATATCTATAAATAATATATTTGACGTTGCTGCATCTAATGTAAATCCACTAAGACCTGTTCCATTTAACTTATCACCATTCCAACTAGATTGTGATATTTCAGTATCAACTGCGGCACCTGATGTATAAGTACGTCTTACTATTTTAAGTGTTGTTCCATCTGCTGTAAAAAATATTCCATTATTTGCATCAAATAAACCTACCTTTTGTTTCAAATTTGCAGTCAAAGTATTCATTACAAATGTATTAAATATAAGTAATGATTTACCTGGTTGATAAGACATAACTCTTTTAGTTTGTCTTATTGTTTTAGATCCTGCTGCTTCTGTTACATTTAAATTAACTGTAGATTTATTAGCTGTATAAGTAACACTTCCACCATTTGCAGTTGATGGATCAAATAAAGTATTCTGTGACATTATATTCTTACTGTCAAAGATCGTAAGAGGGTTTGATACTCTTAATCTTCCGAATGCATCAACATTATTACCACCGATTGTAATTAACTGACCATTACCAACATTTATATTTTCACAACTCATTAGCAGCCAAACCTCATGTTAAACCAAGTAAATCTTTGAAGATCTTGTTTTAAGTCTTCTTGGAAAGAAAAGTTTAATTGATCTTTTAATGTCTCTAGTGCTTGTAGAACTTGTCTTTGATTTTCAGCAGAATATTCTTGACTTGGTTCTGGTATATACGTTGTAATTTTTGCCATTATCTTCTTCCATCAGGTTGAATATCTACTCTAAATAATCCATATCTCCAGTTTTCATCTGTTGAATCATTTTCTACTTTAATACTCATTAATCTATTTCTTGCTCTAGTATCTATCTTAGTTGTAGATGAAGTTACAGTGTATGGCCCCAACATCTGACTATTTTGTGTTTGAGATGGATAACTTCTTAATAATAATGTTACTTTAGCATTTCCGGTAAGTATCTTAAAGTCCGGTATAAATCTATTTATCTTCATTAAAAACTGACCATCTCCTTCTATATCTAAATCAAAATCTCCAGATTCAATGTAAGCAGAAATAGCTGTTTTAACTCCAAGTGCACTGACATCATTAACACCTGTTTCATGTTCATAATATTCTGAAGATCCAAAAGTATTAGTTACACCATTAATAGTTGGAAATGTTGGAGTTGTTGTTGGTAAATATTTAGTAGCATATGGTTTATCAAATGTTTGAGCATCTGAATAAGTTGTTCTAGATAATGACATTGTAGTCCAAGTATTTTCAACAAAGTTATAAACTACAGATCTATTTATTTGAGATTCTCCGGCACTTGGGTAAAACCAAACTATTTCATTGTATAAACTATTATGTGAACCATAAACAATATCAGAAGCATTATAATTTATACCTAAATTATCTCCTCCAGTTGTAAATACAAAATCTTCAACAAGAGAGGGTAATTGTTTAACAGTACCATCATAGACAAAGAATCCACCACCAAATCCCATCCAGAATACAGCACCTTGTGCAAAGACGATTGAATGTTGACCAATACATCCACAATTTGTACCCACCTGTCTAATTGAAAATACAAAAGGAGGTCCAACAAATTGCATAACATAAGCTGCTTGATCCGTTAAAATAAATATATAATCTTTACCTTGTACTGCTCCTACAATAAAATTTCCTGTATCTAATCTAAATGTACCTGCTGTATTTGTTGCAGTCGGTGCCCAAGTATTAAAGTCTTCTTGGTTTGAAAATCTTATAAACATGGGGTCTTGTGAAGATGTATCTCCAATTGTTGTCTCTGTTCCAAGTGCAATTAAATGTCTATCTCTATCTGATACTATACTCATAATAGAAGCTGTCGGGCAACCACTAATAACTGTTGCTCTAATTTGTAATGCTCCTGCAGTTGAGGGATTCCAAGAAAATGTTTTACCATTTTTAATTGTTGCAATTAATATTTGTCCAAAATTATCAAACGACCAGTTACCTGGTGATAGTACTACAGTAGCTGAAGTACTTGCTGCACCCCAAGCAACTGTACCCCAAGTAGATGTTCCCCAACCATAACCATATGTTTGAGCAACAGGTCCAATATTAGCATAAGGAGCAAAAGATAAAGATCCACCACCTGTAACACCTGTTCCAGTTTCAGCTGTTGTCATTGTAACTGTAAAAGTATCTGCTGTTGGAACTGTTTTTACTTCAAAAATATTCGTTGTAAAACTTGCAGACGTATAACCTGTTGTAGTTGGTCCTGGAGTTGTTGCTGCTGTAAATTTAATATAATCACCTATCTCAAGTCCATGTGCTACTTTATTAATAGTAACTGTTGTAGATGATGTTATTGATGTGTAAGTTGCTGCAGTTAAAGTTGTACCAAGAGGTGTAATATCATAAAAAGCACCTGAAAAATAAATAACTAATAATTTATTTGTACCAATAGCTGCATATTTATTACCACTTAAATCTGTCCATGTATGCTGGGCTCGGGCAACTCCAGCTAATTCTTTATTTAAAATCTCTTGCCATCCACCTATTTTTTCAGGATAACCATATCTAAATCTAACAAAATCACCATCAATCCACTGACCTTCTGCAGCAGTTGAAGTATCTTGTTTATTAAATCCAGCTTTTAATGGTATCTTTTTTAATGGCATAACTCTCTATTATACTTATAAATATAGTAAATACCAGAGGAGCTTGAGATAGAATTGGTGGTAAGCTCATCTAGTAATAGTTTTATACCATAATTCTATTAAAATTAGAACTATTTTAATGTTTTAAAATATTCTAGACATTCAGCAATAGTTTGTTGTCTAATATATTCATCTCTTATTTCTTGTGATGTAGGTTGTGGTAAATTTGAATCCCATCTATCTATAATAAATGTTCCACCAGCAGAGGTTAAATCGTAACTGGCGTCAGGGGCTAAGGATTTCATTACTGTATTAATACCCCAAGCAAAACCATTTTCATTTGTGTATCGTTTTATGGTTGCAGCAATAGTCAATTTTCTAACTGTCATAATATTAGTTCTGTTAAGTTTTTATTATTACCCATTGTTCCTTTTATAAAAACATTAAAAGCTAAACTTATTCTAGTATTAGTTCCTTCTTTTGTTTCTACCATGTGAGTTAATGATGATGGAAACAATATTATATCTCCGGTCTTTACAGAAAACCACCAAGTTTCTGAGTTCCATATATTCCAATCTTTTACCTCAGGTTTAATAGTTGAATATTTGTCATTGAAAAATTTTATTTTATCAAATTTATCATCACAATTAATATAGAACACTCCCGATACTAATGAATTAGAGTGTTGATGTTTATGATGATATTGATTTGTTTCAGTGTAGTTTAACCAAGACTGTGTAATGTAAGGTGTGATCGCATCTGTTGAAGACATAACTTTTTCAAAGTAATCTTTAACTCTTAAATCTAAATCTGTTTTTAAATCTTTAAATGTTTTGTGATTTAGAATGTAGTTATCGTTAGAGGTTGTGTTACCTTCGTTTTTATAAATATCTGATTTAGTTTTATTAATAAATGATAATTCTTTATTAGTGAGTTCTCTATTTATTTTAGACATATAAATAGGTGTTTGGAATATTCCATGTACAACAGACTCAATCATCTTTTTTAAGCCTTTCAACATAGTTAAAATTAATAACTATTCTTTCGTTTTTATCAGTACAACTTGTTCCAGTATGTTTTAAAAAGTTATCAAAAATTACTAATTTATTTTCTTCTGATAAAATTTTATTTCCATCTTCAAATTCTGTAAAACCATTATTTGTATTAAGATAAAATATAGCAGTACTACATTTAAAGCCTTGATCTGTATGCAAACCATGTTTTATAATTTTATCTGTTTTAGTTAATAAATTTGCTTTAACTCTTATAATTGATAATGGATTTAATAAATCTATTATAGGTTTTAAAGTTATAAAATTTTGACTATTCTGATTGAAGTTACTATAAAATGTATGGCAAAATTGTGTGTAACCATCACCTATTGTATTTACACCTAATTGTAGATACCAAGCAAAAGTATTAGAGTAAAACATATCTCTAATATTTTGTAGATCATTTTTAGATATACAATTTTCTATTATTTTTATTGACATTTTCTTCCTTTCTTTTTTAATATACTACTATTCTATCTCCCAAGTCAATGTTGATTCGTTCCAAATATATTTATTGTCATTTATTGGCATAGCAACTGGTGCATTCCAAAGACAAGTTTGTTCGTTTAATACCCAAGAGTTATAAGGTTTTTTAGGAATAAAAGCATCTCTATCTTCATCGTAAGTCATACCAATACCTGCATGATTTTTTCTTAAAGGTATTCCACCAGAAGAATGAACTCCACCATGAGTATTATAAGATGTTTGTTTCCAAATAGCCCAACCAGTTAATTTTGTTAAGAAATCTATTCCTATTGATTCTTGTTCAATTCCATTAGAATCTTTTAATACTTCATTATTAACTGAAAGTACTTCTATTACTTTTGAATTTAATCCTATTTTTGCGAATGATGCCATTATGTTGTGTAACTCCCAGTACCTGTAAATGTTAAAACTGTTTTACCTGAAACTCCAGTAGCAACAGTTGGTGAACCAGTTGTAGTTCCTGAATAATTTGCATCAGGCATACTTAATATAACGACTCCTTTACCACCAGCACCACCAGCAGTAGCTCCATTATTACCACCCGAGCCTCCTCCTCCTCCACCAGTATTAACTGTTGCAGCA